TGGTAGTAGAAAATGGACATATGTTCCAGAAGCAACCAACACAGCAGAAGTTATTTCTGGTACAAAAGGATATCTTGACATCAAAGGTATCTACTATCAGTCTGGAGACTTCTCAACACACGGTATAGTATATTTTGATAGTGGTGGGTTACAAACCTCCACAACCGCTCCTAGTGCTGCTACATTTACTTCAACTCAGATATTAACAGCAGTAACTGAAATATCAATTGCACTTCCAAGTGCTCTAAGTGTCGTTGCTGGTCAGTATATGAGACAAGCAGGTGGTGGAACACAAAGTGGTATAGTTAAAACTACATCAAATACTAACTCTGTAACTCTAATTGGAGTTGAAGGTACATTCAATACATCAAATGACCTTTTACTAAACGGTGCTGCCACTGGAATAACACCCAACTCCGTCTCAACTACATATACTAGCAGACCCATGTTTACAACCACAATCGATGGGGGCTCATTCTAACTCATAAAAAATCATGGCACAAAATAATGACGTTGATGTGAACACTTTGATTAAACTCTATAATCAAAAAATTGCAACATTAACAAACCAAAATATTCTTTTGGAAGCGAAATTGACAACAGTAATGACTGACTTTAATGATGAAAAAACCAAGTTAGCTGCAACAGCACTTGAGTGGCAAACAAAATACGAAAATCTAGCATCTGAGGTAGAAGCAGAATAATGTCGGTATCTAAACCTGAAAAACGAGAAGAACTTGTAGACTATGCTCTAAGAAGACTAGGAGCTCCTGTATTGGAGATAAATCTTGCTGATGAACAAATTGAAGATTTGTTAGATGATGCAATACAGTTTTTTCAGGAAAGACATTTTGATGGTGTCGAAGAGATGTACTTGAAGCATGAATTTACTCAAGAAGAAATTGATAGAGGTAAAGTCACACCGGGTTCTACAGGTATATCAACATCATCTATCGTTAGAACCAGTGGTATTTCAACTTCTATAACCGGATACGGAACAACACAAAATTATTACTACGAAAATTCAAACTTTATCCAATTACCTGACCATGTAATTGGTGTGGAAAAGATTTTTAAATTTGATTCAAGTTCAATATCAGGTGGAATGTTTAGTATTAAATATCAGTTGTTTTTAAATGACTTATATTACTTCAACTCAGTTGAACTTCTTCAATATTCAATGGTCAAGAGTTACTTGGAGGACATTGACTTCTTATTAACTCCTGAAAGGCAGATAAGATTTAATAAAAAACAAGGAAGATTATATCTTGACATGGATTTTGCATCTATAAAAGAGGGAGATTTTATTGTTATTGATTGTCTAAGAGCATTAGATCCCGAAAGTTATAGAAAAATTTATAATGATATGTTCTTAAAGATGTATTTTACTGCGTTATTAAAAAGGCAGTGGGGACAAAATTTAATTAAATTTAGAGGAGTTAAACTTCCCGGTGGTTTAGAATTGAATGGTAGAGAGATATATGAGGATGGTCAAAGAGATTTAGAATTTGCTTTACAAAAAATGAGAGAAGAGTATGAATTACCACCTCTTGATTTTATTGGGTAATATGTATGGCACTCAATCCATTTTTTCTACAAGGATCGCAAGATGAACAGAGATTAATACAAGATCTCATAAATGAGCAGTTGCAAATTTATGGAGTGGAGGTTACTTATATTCCAAGAAAATTTGTAAATAAACAATCTATCATTGAAGAAGTTCAATCATCAAGATTTGATGATAATTTTCTAATTGAAGCATATATTAATAATTATGAGGGATATTCTGGTGCCGGTGATGTAATGACAAAGTTTGGTGTAAGTTTAAGGGATGAAGTTGCATTAACAATATCACAAGAAAGATTTACAGATTTTATTGCACCATTTTTAGATCCTGATGATTATGAATTAGGATCAAGGCCACGTGAGGGTGATTTAATTTATTTTCCATTAGGTCAAAGATTATTTGAAGTCAAATTTGTTGAGCATGAGAAACCTTTTTACATGCTTCAAAAGAATTATGTTTATGAATTACAATGTGAACTCTTTGAATATGAAGATGAAATTATTGATACATCTATTGATGAAATTGATGAACAGGTTCAAGATGAAGGATTTATCACTACTCTCAATCTTGTAGGAACTGGTAGGACTGCTACTGCATCTGCCACTGTATCTCAACTTGTTGGTGGTAAAACTGGTTATATTCGTTCAATTACTTTATTGAATGATGGTAGTGGATATACATCAACACCCACAGTATTCATTTCAACATCAAGATCATCCAGTCCGGTGAATGCTTCTGCTGTAGCAATAACAACGAGCATAGGTGGATTGAATTCTGTAAAAGAATTGATACTTACAAATGCTGGTTCTGGATATACTCAGGCACCTGACATTAATATTGTCGGTGGTGGGGGAAGTGGTGCGATTGCTACATGTACAATTGAAGAAACAAGAAGAGGTGTTATCAGTTTTACAGTTACTGATGAAGGTCTTGGATATACGACAGAACCTGTGTTAACAATAAGTTCTCCACCACCCCCTTCAGCTCCACCGGGGCAGACTGCAGAACCAGTGGCTACTACTGTTGGAAAAGTTATTGTTGATACTTCTAATTCAAAAATTAAATCTATACAAGTCAAAGATCCCGGAGTAGGATATGATTCAACACCAACAGTAACCTTTGCACCTCCTAATATTATAACTGGTCGTGGCAACTTCTCCTTAAATGATTTAATAGTTGGTCAAACATCATTAACTGAGGCCAGAGTAAAAGAATGGGATGCTGATACTAAAGTTCTTAAGGTATCTAATGTGGGTATTGGAACTACAATATCAGGATTCATTCCGGGAGAAGAGATAAGAATACAAACTGGAATTGGACAAACAGGTGATAAGTTATTTAAAACTGAACATGTAAGTCGTTACACAAGGAGTGTTTATATTGGTGCAGGATCTTCTATTTTAAGTGTGGGATCTGGAAATACTTCAAATGTTAATGTTGGAGATTCTGTAGGAATAATCACTGGATTTATTGGTGCAGGAGTTACTGTTCATTCTATTGGTAATTATGGTTATGTTTACATGAGTATCAAGAGTTTAAACACGAGTGGTGCATCTAAAACAGTATCATTCGGTAGCACAGTATTTTCTGGATACAATATTCGTGAGTATGATGATCGTGATATATATGATGAGTACAGTGATAACGATGAGTTTGAAACTGCTGCAGATGACATCATAGATTTTGCAGAATCTAATCCATTTGGTACATTCTAATGTTAGGAACATATTACTATCACGAAATACTAAGAAAGACAGTTATATCTTTTGGTACGCTGTTTAATGATATTCATATTCGTCACAAAGATCAGTCGGGAAAGGAAATAAGTGACATGAAAGTTGCGTTGGCATATGGCCCAATGCAAAAGTTTTTAGCAAGAATTGAACAACAACCAGAACTAAATCGTGCAACTCAAATTACATTGCCAAGAATGTCTTTTGAGATGACCAATATTGCATACGACTCTACTAGAAAAGCAGGTATCACACAAACATTCAAAGCATCTGATGGCACAAATTTAAGAAAAGTATTCATGCCAGTTCCATATAATATTGGATTTGAACTGAATATTCTTGTAAAATTAAATGATGATGCATTACAGATTGTAGAACAAATACTTCCATATTTTCAACCAGCGTTTAATATGACTGTTGATTTAGTAAGTGTTATCGGAGAAAAAAGAGATATCAGTGTCGTATTAGATAATATTTCATTTCAAGATGATTATGAAGGAGATTTTGCAACAAGAAGAGCATTGATTTATACTCTCAACTTTACAGCAAAAACATATCTATTTGGCCCTGTTGCAGATACACCAGAGGGAATTATCAAAAAAGTTCAGTTGGATTACCATACAACTATGGACAGAGAGAATGCAAGAAGGGAACTCAGATACGTTGCTACACCACAGGCAAGAAAAGATTATGATGGTGATAATACTGCAACTCTTACATTT